AACATGGAATAATAATCCCCCTGCACCAATCGATAGTTTTGATGATCAAAACGATTATTATGATACTATGATTGCCTTGAAAAAGGTTAACGCAAGTGATGTAAAACAAGTAGTGCGAAAAAATAGTTGGAATTCTGGAACAACATATGATTATTATAGGCCAGATTATAGTATTAACAATCCCCCAAAGAATGGACAAGGAACCACATTATACAATGCAACTTATTATGTGGTGAATAGTGACTTTAGAGTTTATATTTGTCTAGAGAATGGTACAAATCCAGAAAATCCAGATGGTAAACCATCTCTTGATGAACCAACATTTACAGATTTAGAACCAAAAGCAGCGGGTTCGAGTGGAGATGGATATATTTGGAAATACCTTTACACAATAAAACCATCAGAGCTTGTAAAGTTTGATTCAACAGAATTTATGCCAGTGCCTTCAGACTGGTCTACTGGTACTGATAATGCCTCTGTAAGAGACAACGCAGTCGATGGTGGTGTGAAAGTTGTTATTGTGCAAAACAGAGGTGTAGGTTTAGGAACTGCAAATAGAACTTACACAAGAGTTCCAATCAAAGGAGATGGAAGTGGTGCTGAATGCACCGTAACTGTAAATGCTGATCAACAAATAGGATCTGTTATAGTTACCAATCAAGGCTCTGGATATACATTTGGAACCGTTGATATTGTTGCTGGTGGTTTACCAAGACCAGACTCATATCCTCAACTTGATGTAATCATCCCACCACAAGGTGGACATGGTAAGGACATTTACAAAGAGTTAGGAGCATCAAATGCTTTAGTTTATTCACGTATTGAAAATGATCCAGAAAATCCAGACTTTATCACAGGTAATCAAATATCTCGAATTGGGATAATAGAAAATCCACAAGCGTTTGGATCATCATCTTTACTCACTTTAGATAAAGCAAGTGCAGCTTATGCTTTGAGACTAACTGGAACAGGATACAGTTCAGCAACTTTTACTCCAGATTCAATCATAACACAAACAACTGGAACAGGAGTTACAGCTATTGGTAGAGTTCTTGGATATGATCAAGTGACTGGAGTTCTTAAATATTGGCAAGATCGTAATCAGGCAGGTTTTACAACTGTCGGTCTCGGCACTACATCACCAATTTATGGTTTTAACGCAGATAGATTTACTGCTGAGATATCTGATGGTGGAAGTTTTAGTATTGTTCCTGATGATGGATCAAATACACTTGCTATTAACACCTCTTTTAGTGGTCTATCCACCTCAATAAATAATAAAACATACTATCTTGGTCAGACATTTACAAAAGGTGTGTCAAACCCAGAGGTTAAAAAATACTCTGGTAATATAATATACGTTGATCATCGACCAGCCATCACCCGTTCTTCTAATCAAAAAGAAGATATTAAAGTTATATTGCAATTCTAATCACCCATGGCACAAACAACCAATCTAAATGTATCGCCATATTTTGACGATTTTAATGCAGATGATAATTATTATAAAGTTTTATTCAAACCGGGTTTTCCAGTTCAAGCGAGAGAGTTAACTGGTTTACAGTCCATACTACAGGATCAAATTGCAAAATTTGGTACCCATATGTTCAAAGAGGGTGCAAAAGTTATACCCGGAAATACAACTTATAATAGTAATTTTGCTTGTGTAGAAATAAATAATGAGTATCTTGGTGTCACTGTAAAATCATATGTTGATCAATTACTAAATCGTAAAATTGTAGGTTTAAGAACTGGTGTATCAGCAACTGTTGTAAAAATATTAGATTCAACAGATTCTATAAGAGATAATTTAACATTATACATTAGATATGACACTTCAAGCACATCAAACGAAAACTCATCTATTGCGAGTGGTGAATTATTAGCAGCAGATATTGATATTGTTTCTGGGCCAGAAAATAGCACATTTATACCCAAAGGAGAAGCGTTTGCAGGTGCGATCTCTCAAAATGCAGCATCAATAGCTTCATCTTTCTCAATTTCAGAAGGTGTTTATTTTATAAGAGGAACTTTTGTCAGTGTTGCATCTCAAACAATTCTTTTAGATCAATATGGAAACACACCAACTGGAAGAATTGGATTAAGAGTTTTAGAGGAAACTGTTAATTCTGATGAAGATTCATCATTAACTGACAACTCAAAAGGATTCAATAACTTTGCAGCACCGGGTGCTGATAGATTAAAGATAAGTTGCTCATTATTTTTCAAACCTTTAGACGATACAAACGATGATGATTTTGTTGAATTAGCATCGGTAAGATCTGGTATTCTAAGAACAAGACCAACTACATCTGATTATAATTTACTAAATGATGAACTAGCAAGAAGAACATTCGCTGAATCTGGTGATTATACCGTTAAACCTTTTTCAATTAGAGTAAGAGAGTCTTTAAATGATGATTTAGGAAATGGTGGTGTATTCGGTCAAGGTCAAGCAACTGAATCTGGAGTTGTCGCTAATGATGATCTTGCTTTATTCCAAGTATCTGCGGGAAAGGCATTTGTTAAAGGATATGAAATAGAAACTATATCATCATCTTTTCTTGATGTTGAGAAACCTAGAACTACAAAGAAAATAGAAAGTCAGAGAGTTAATTATAAAACAGGTGCAACATTAACACTTAATAGACAGACAGGATCACCAGAAGTCGGAATTGGTAATACATTTGTAGTGAGTTTGAGAGATCAAAGATCTGATGGTTTACCAACTGGTGGATCTATCGTGGGATCGGAAATAGGTGTTGCTAGAGTATATGATTTTGTTTTAGAGTCTGGATCATACAATGCAACTAACTCAAATATTAATGAGTATGATATATCACTTTTTGATGTTCAAACATTCACTAATGTTACATTAAACCAAGCAATTACGTTAAGCACACCTGCTTTTATAAAAGGTAAATTTAGTGGAGCAACTGGATTCTTAAGATCAAATGCAAGTAACACAACATCTTTATCAATATACGATAGATCTGGTGATTTAGTTCCGAATGAACCATTAATTATTAATGGAGAGGAGAATAGTAGAATAGCTTTGGCAGTCACATCATTTGGTATTAGTGACGTTAAATCATTATATGCAGGCCCTAATCTAGGAAATGTTGGATCTGCAAAAAGTTTTGTTGCAGATGTGGTTCAACAAGATTTATTTAATTTTGGAGATGCAACAATAACAGTTGTTAATGGAAAAACTGGTTTAAGTACAATTACATGTGGAAATCCATTGTTCCCAAGTAGGCTTAAAGTTGGTAATTTACTTACTTTTGGTGGTTTAGATAATGATTTAAAATCTATGGTAAGAATTACAGAGGTTGGGACATCTAGTATCTCTGTAACAGGGGTTGCCACAGTTACCGGTGTAACTGAGGGTCAACTACCATTGATTAGTTCTGTTGGCGTTACAACAGGTGCTTTAGATTCAGAGGTAAATGGATTTTTAAATACACCTGATTTAACATTAATATCAACACCTTTTTCAAGATCTGATGACAACACTCTCTTTACAGAGATGCCAAGAAAAAATGTATCAGATGTTGATATATCATCAGCAACTTTAAATATTAGAAAAACTTTTGATGTAACAATAAATGCATCAGATGATCAATTAACAACTGCAGTTTTAGCTGGAACTAATGAAACATTTTTACCATTTGATGAGGAAAGATACTCACTTATAAGAAAAGATGGAGTTCAAGAAAGATTAACTGATGATAAGTTTGAATTTAGTGATGGTAATGGGACTTTACAAATAAGTAATATTGGATCAGATTTAAGTGGAAATTTAGATGCCACACTTGTTGCAACATTGGCTAAAACGAGTGTAACGGCAAAGGTAAAAAGAAAACAAAGAATAAATTCTCAACTTATAGACAAATCATCTTCAACTGGATCTGGAACTGGGGGTGCAACTTTAAACGACGGATTAACTGCTGGTGGATATCCTTTTGGAACTCGTGTGCAAGATGAAAAAATATCTCTTAATACTCCAGATGTTTTAAGAGTATTGGGTATATTTGAGTCTTTATCAACAGCAGATCCATCTGCTCCCAAAATGATTTTATCTTCAATTGATAGTCCTGCTGGTAAAACCACAGATTTAATCATAGGTGAAAAAATAAAAGGTTTACAATCAGGTGCGGTCGCAGTTGTGGCAGAAATTTTATCAGACTCTCAAATATCATTTGTAATCTTAAATGATATAGGTTTTAGAGAGGGTGAATTTGTAAACTTTGAAGAGTCAGCAGTGCAAGCTGTGGTTAATACGTTAGATAATGTAAGTAAAAATATTACAGGAAATTATAGTTTTAATACTGGACAAAAATCAACCATATATGATTTTGGATTTATTAAAAGACTTAATGGTAGAAAATCACCCACCAAAAAGATAAAAGTATATTTTGAAAGTGCATATTTTGAAACATCTGATGATGGAGATGTTACGGTAAAAAATTCTTATAACGATTTTAATTATAATGGTGACATACAATCAATTAACGGTATAAGAAACACTGATATTATTGATATAAGACCTAGAGTTTCAAATTATGATGTTACTGAAAGCGAGAGATCTCCACTTGAATTTTTTGGAAGATCTTTTGATGCATCTGGTAATTCAGCAGCAAATGTTTTAGCATCCGATGAATCAATAATTCTTGATTTTTCTTTCTATCTTGGTAGAATTGATAGAATATTTTTAACAAAAAATGGCAATTTTTCTATTGCAGAAGGTGCACCCAGTGAAAATCCAGATAAACCAATCGCAGTAGATGATGCTTTAGAAATAGCAGAAGTTGTTTTACCTGCTTATCTCTATAGTGTAAATGATGCTGAGATATCATTCTTAAAGCATAAGAGATATCGAATGAAAGATATCCGTGTTCTTGAACAAAGAATTCAAAACTTAGAGTATTATACAACTCTCTCACTTTTAGAAACTGATACTGCTAATTTATTTGTTTCTGATGAAAATGGATTAAACAAATTTAAATCTGGATTTTTTGTAGATAATTTTACAACTATTTTACCTCAAGAAACTGGAGTTGCAGTAAAAAATAGTATTGATATAAAAAGAAAAGAATTAAGATCATCACACTATTGCAATTTAATTGATTTACAAGTTGGCCCAGTTGAGGGTCAAAATAATATTTTCAATGGTGCTGATCCAGAAGGAACAAATATAAGAAAAACAGGAAATGTCTTAACACTTGATTATGAAGAAACTCCATATCTAACACAGTCTTTTGGAACAAGAACTGAGAGTGTAACACCTTTTATTCTTAATTTTTGGGAGGCATCTCTAGAATTAAGACCCGCATCAGATACTTGGGTTGATACAGTAAGATTAGATGCAAGAATTATTGAAAGAGAAGGTAATTTTGCTTCAACTGTCGCTGAGGCTGAGAGATCATTTGGTGGTTTTGATCCACAAACAGGATTAACAAGCACAATCTGGGAGGGTTGGGATACTGTTTGGACTGGTTCCGGACAAGAATTTACAACTTCAAACAGACAACAAAGAATTCAACAAGGTAATCAAATAATAAACCAGCAGATTACAGATACTTTCTTAGAAAGTTTTAGAACAGGAACATCAAATAGATCTGGATCTAGACAATTAATTACTGAACAATTTGATCAGGAGTCAATTGGTGATGTGCTTGTCAGCAGTGAAGTAATCCCAAGAATACGTTCAAGAAACGTCTCATTTGATGGAAGAGGATTTAAACCTCAATCGAGATTATTCGCATTTTTTGATGGTGTGAATATGACGAAGTATTGTATTCCTAAGTTGATTGAAATATCAATGATATCTGGTGTATTCCAAGTCGGTGAAACTGTAACAGGAGAGATATTCTCTGAAAATACAGCAGACCCTGCAACAATTAAATTTAGAGTCGCTGTTTCAAATCACAGAGAAGGGCCATTCGATAATCCCACAAGAATATATGCAAAAAATCCTTACACAACACAAACTGCACTCACAGCGATTGAGACTTATTCAGGTAGTCCGGGAGTTGTACAATTATCTGGTGGGGTATTAATACCACCAACTTACTCATCCACATCAACAACAATAAATGTTGATTGTGAATCATTAGCTGAGCAGGCTCAAGGTGATTTCTTTGGTAGAATCGAAACTGGAATGATATTAAAAGGTGGAACATCAGGTGCTGAAGCTCAAGTGACAGATTTAAGATTGATATCAGACTATGCTGCCACTTGTTTAGGAAGTTTCTTTATCCCAAATCCAAACATAGTTACAAATCCAACATTCCAATCTGGAAGAAGAACTTTCACATTAATCGATAATGAACAAAATAATAGAAGTCAAGCATCAACGATCGCATCAGAAGTTTTTGATTCTACAGGCACACTAGAAACAGTTCAAGAAAATATTATTTCACTAAGAAATGCAAGAGTACAAAATCAAAGTGTAAATGAAAGTAGATCAGAAAGAGAGGTTACGGGTAGTGTTCTTATCGCATCAAATGTCACAGGTCAAACAGTTGAGCAACAAGTTGATCCTTTAGCTCAGTCATTCTATGTTGGAGATTCTACTGGTATATTTGCTACAAGTGTAGAAGTTTATTTTCAAACTGTTGATCAAGGAAATATTCCAGTTCAACTTGATTTAAGAACAGTCAAACTTGGTGTTCCTAGTCAAGAAGTTCTTCCATTTTCACAATTGACTCTTGATCCTGATCAAATAACAACTTCATCAAATGGTTCAGTTTCAACAAAGTTTAATTTTAAAGCACCAGTTTACCTATCACCGGGAACAGAATATGCTATCTGTATGTTATCAGCATCCGCAGATTATAGAGTTTTCATATCAAGGATAGGTGAAAATGATTTAATAACTGATGAGTTTGTATCAAATCAACCAACATTAGGTTCGCTATTCAAGTCTCAAAATGCCTCTACATGGGAACCAAGTCAGTGGGAAGATCTTAAATTTATTATCAATCGTGCTGAGTTTTCAACATCTGGATCAGTTGAAATTTACAATCCAATTTTATCTGAGGGTAATTCACAAATTCCTAAATTACTACCAAATTCTCTGAATTTACAAACTAAAAAAATAAGAATTGGTATTAGTTCTGCGTTTAGTGGAAAAGCTAATGATGTGCATCCAACCGTTGGTAATGTTATTTCTCAATCTCAAGATGTGTCAGGAGCGTCTGGTAATTTAGTTGCAACTGCAGGTATCGCTACTGGATCGTTAACAGTATCAAGAGTTGGTTTGGGATACACTCCAGCTGGTGGAACATCAGATGGAACTGGAACTACAGTTGCAGGGGTTGCATTAACAACAATTACTGGAAGTGGTAGAGATGCTAAAGCGACAGTTCTTTATAAAGAAGGATCAGTGGTTTCTGCTACAATTTCTTCAGGTGGAGAGGGATATACCGTTGGTGATGTTTTAGGAATAACTACAAGTTTGGGTGTAAATGCAAGATTAACTGTTGCATCCATTGGTAGCACAAGTGAATTAGTTGTTGACAATGTTCAAGGAAAATTTGCAGTGGGTGCTGGTAAAACTTTATTCTTCTCAGGTGGACTAAATGCGATTGGAGATGTAGGTTTAACAAGTGCGGTAACAGGTTCTGGTGGCGTATATGGAGCATTCCCAACTACGAGTGGTATCACAACAATAAGTGATGGTTTACATATAGAGGTAAATCACAAAAATCATGGAATGCATCACCAAATTAATAGAGTTGCAATCTCTGGTGTTGAAAGTGATGTTGCCGAAACTAAACTTACTGCACCATATGCTAATGATTCAACTGCAAATATATCGATTGGTAGTACAAGTGAGTTTTCAACTTTTGAAAATGTAGGTGTTGCAGCATCTAATCCTGGCTACATTAAGATTAAAAATGAAATAATTAAATACACTGGATTCTCTGGGAATGATCTTACTGGTATTACTAGACAACAAGATTCAACACAAGGTCAAAATTATGTTACTGGAGATATTGTGACCAAATATGAATTGGGAGGAGTATCTTTACGAAGAATAAATACAACCCATAATCTTGCGAATGTGACTGATGCAAATCCTATCACATTAGATTCATATAAGATTAAATTAGACATGGGTGCTAATGGAATAGGTAGGACATCATCTGAAAGTTTCCCTCAACTCAAAGTTAAGGAAACAAAATCAGGTGGAGGAAATAGAATTCATGCCTCACAAAACATGGCGTTTGATTTGATCAAACCTTTAATACAAAATACCACTGTTCAAGGAACAAATTTAAGTGCGGAGATTAAAACTGTAAGTGGAACAAGTGTGAATACCGGATCTGGACAGGGATCTGATACTCCATTTGTTGTTCAAGGAACAGAATCCGTAGCTATAAATCAATCCAATTACATGAATACACCTAGAATTATAGCTTCAAGAGTGAATGAAACTAATAATGATTCAATAACAGTTCTACCGGGTGATAGATCATTTAATATGACACTTAATTTGAACTCTAATGATTCAAGAATATCACCTACGGTTGACATGGAAAGAATAAGTGCTCTGTTAGTTTCAAATAGAGTTGATAAACTTATTTCAAACTTTAAAACTGATAATCGTGTTGATGGATTAGATACTGATCCTTCAGCATTCCAATATATTTCAAAAGAAAATGTATTACAAACATCTGGCACATCATTAAAAGTCGTTCTTGACGCTCATATAAATGAATATACTGATATAAGGGCGTTCTTTGCTATAAGTGAAAATCCCGGATTTGATCCAATATTTGTACCTTTCCCCGGATTTAATAATCTAAATGAAAGAGGACAAGTTATCTCTATTGATGAAAGTGATGGAAAAACTGATGCACTAACTCCTCCATCAGAGGCCTCTGGTTTTGTGAGTGATCAACTACAATTCAAAGAATTAACATTTAGTATTAGTGATTTACCATCATTTAGAGCATTTAGAGTTAAGTTTGTATTAACATCAACAAATCAGGTTTACGTACCTAGAGTCTCAAATCTTAAAGTAATCGCTCTCGCATAATGTCTTACATCAAAGTTAAAGATAACGAACATTTTCTTAGGAATACAGAATCTAACTGTATTATCAATACTAATAAATCTGAGTACGAGAGATACATGTCTCTTCGTAAAATAAAACAAGGTGAGACAAACAAAGTGGAGAATCTTGAGAGAGATATATCGACACTTAGAAATGAAATCACTGAAATTAAAGATATGTTAAGGAGTCTGGTAAATGGCAACTAAAAAAATTACTTTTGATCCAGAAGCAGGGGTTGCATATCCATGTGACTTGATAATGAATGTCGGTGCTGATTTTAGTGCAACTTTTAATGTCGTTGACACATCAAATACTGGGTTTAATTTTTCTACCACTAACTCTGTGGGTGTTGGCACGACAACTGGTTGGACAGGATCGTCTCAAATGACAAAAAGCACAGCGATTGGATCAACTGCTTTTCCTGCAGCTACATTTACAGTTGGCATTGATACAACTGCATCAAGCGGATATGGATTAACAATATCTTTAGGATCAACAGATACTAGAAGCGTGAAAGCAGGTCGATATGTGTATGATATTTTAGTTGGATCTGGTGCAACAGTGTATCGAATTGTAGACGGAAATATTCAAGTACGTGGTGGTGTATCTTCTGCACCCTAAATATTGACAGAGGTATAGTATAAATGGCTCAACCATCAAGTAGATCAACACTAATAGATTATTGCAAAAGGCAACTGGGTGCTCCACTGCTTGAGATTAATATTGCCGATGAGCAAACTGAAGACTTATTAGATGATGCGATTCAATATTTTCAAGAAAGACATTTCAACGGGGTCATACAAACATTTCTAAAGTACAAAGTAAGACAAGTAGATATTGATAGAGCAAGAGGGAGAGGTGGTGATAATGCAGTTGGTATTGTTACTACAACAACAAGTGCAACTATAGTTGGTGTATCAACGGAGTTTTCGTTTGAAGAGGATAGCAACTATCTACAGATGCCAAACTCTGTGATAGGTGTTAATAAACTATTTCATTTTGATGGTGCAAACACAGTAACAAATAATATGTTTAGTGTAAAATACCAGTTATTCTTAAATGATATTGCATTTAATTTAGGTTATGCTGGCATTCTAAATTATGCGATGACAAAGAGATACTTAGAAGATATTAACTTTGCACTTACGACTGAAAAACAAATTAGATTCAATCAAAGACAGGATCGTTTGTATATGGATATGGACTTTTCAGCCATGAGTGTTGATGATTTTCTAGTGATTGACTGTTTCAGAATCATAGATCCAAACGATCACACAGGAGTATATAATGATTACTTTTTAAAAAGATATCTTACTGCATTGATGAAAAGACAGTGGGGACAAAATTTAATTAAGTTTCAAGGTGTTAAATTACCCGGTGGTGTAGAATTAAACGGTAGACAAATATATGAAGATGGGCAGAGAGAGTTAGATGTGATAAGAGAACAAATGTCAAATACTTACGAGTTACCTCCTCTCGACTTTATAGGATAGTGATATGGTTCTCAATCCCTTTTTTCAGCAAGGATCAACTAGCGAGCAGAACCTAGTTCAATCTCTTATAAATGAACAACTTCAAATTTACGGAGTAAATGTTCATTATATGCCTAGAAAATATGCAAATAGTAATACAATAATTAAAGAGGTTATTGAATCAAAATTTGATGATGCGTATCCTATTGAGGCTTACGTTGAATCTTTTGATGGGTATGGAGAAAATCCAACACTTTTATCAAAGTTTGGTATTCAGGCAACTAATGAACTCACACTAACAATATCAAGAGATAGATTTGAAACTTACATTTCGCCTCTAATGAAAAATGAGGCAGATGTAAGGTTGTCAACTCGACCAAAAGAGGGTGATTTAATTTACTTTCCTTTAGGTGATCGTTTATTTGAAATCAAATATGTAGAGCATGAACAACCATTCTATCAACTAAAGAAAAATTACGTATATACTCTTCGTTGTGAACTCTTTCAATATGAGGATGAAGTCATTGATACTGGTGTTGATGAAATTGATGATACACTTGCAGCAACTGAGGGTGCAGATGGTGAAGATTTTATCATAGGTGGAACACAAGTTCTTACATTAGTTGGAACCGCATCAAGTGCATCCGCTGTTACTACAGTTATCAACGGTGGTATTCAATTTATTGACATAACAAATCGCGGGCGTAATTACACATTTGCTCCAAGAGTGGCAATATCATCTTCACCAACGGGTGGTGTCACTGGTATTGCGACTGCTAATCTTCGTGGAGGTATCGTTGTTTGCACTGGTGCTGCTGATCCGGGAAATCAAAAAGCAAGTGTTGTTCAAAGTATTAATCTAATTAATCCCGGATCTGGATATACATCAGGCCCAACTGTGCAAATATTTGGTGATGGAGTAGGTGCTGCAGCCACCGCAAATATGGCAAATGGAACTATTGGTATTGTGACGATAACTGGAGGTGGTTCTGGATACACCACTACACCTACAATAACATTTTCTGGATTATCAACAGTTTCTGCTGCTGCTACTGCGATTGTTTCAACTGCCGGAACAATCAGTGCAATCCATATCACTAACG